TCCAAGTACCGGCACAGCTGACCAGACAGCATAAATAGGAAATTAATAATGAAGTTGTATATAAAAATTGATGAGAATGGAGATATTGCATCATTCCCGATAACTGAAGAAAATTTAAATTATTTCTTCGGTGTAGGCGTCCAATGGGATGATGAAATGGCGCTGGCCCAGGGATTTGCTGCAATTAAAAATCATATAGAGCCACCATTGGAAGAATACACCGAAGTTATAAAAGGTGAAATTGTTAAGAATGCCCAAGGAGAGATTGAGCAACTGTGGACTGTTACAGAAATTGCACGAGATGAAAAAATACGAAGATGGATTTTAGGTCCACGAGAATATTACTTAATATCAAGTGACTGGACTCAGATCTCTGACGCTCCAATTAGCGATGAGATGAAAGAAAAATGGAAAATTTATCGTCAAACGCTCAGAGACATGACTGATACTGTTGATATTGATAGCCTAAAATCTAGAATTGATGTGCCTTGGCCAGATATGCCTTCATTACCGTCAAAAGATACCAAGTATGGAGCAGCTCCACCGCCACTACCAAGATTGGATCCAGTTGCACTAATAATACCACCAGTACCACCAATATAATTATTGACAAAAAAACGGACTTTACAGTCCGTTTTTTATGATTAAGTAAAATAGTGGTACCCCAAATTTTTATCCCAGTTAAGCCAGTGTCTAATATACCATCTTGCAATAGACTTTTCTTGAATAATTTTTTCATTAGAAATACATGATTTTATATCTTTAACAGTTTCTGCCCAGCGCGGATCAGTTTGTAGTTTAGCAGTAGTAGTAGCAACTGTAGTTTTCCAAAACTCACTATCAAAAGTTGCGCCACCATGATATGCAAAATTAATAAAATTTTCAATATCTTGAGCAGCTTCGGTTAGTCTAGAGTTAACATCATCTACTGAACAGTGACCAAAAATATAATCAGTTAGATTTCGCATAACTGTGCTGTAAAAATAACCAGACAGTGCCTCCATGGGCTCAAAAAATAATGCAGCATTGCCATTTTTAATTATACGACCGTTAAAGAAACTTTTTGCATAGTAGCTGTTAAATTTAAACTCTCTTAGATCTAAATCTGTAGTATTAAAGATTTTTTCAATGTCCGTCACAGCATCTTCTCTTGAAGTGATTTTATCGTTGTATAAGTAACCCCAGCCTTGTCTAGTAGTCAACGGAATACCAAACATCCAGCCATTAGCGTGAGCTTGATGAATTGTGGTATTCCACGTGCCTGGTTCATTTATAACATTTACTAAGCAGTGATTAACAGGATCGTTAACAACATTATAATCAGTTAGATTTGTTGGGGTTCCTCTACAATCAATTACAAAATCAAAATGGTACTCAACATCGTCTACAGTGACTGATGCTAAATCAGTAGTATTAGTAAGATTAGTAACTGATCCTTCAAGTATTTTAAATCTATTACCCCATATTTTTTTAAATCGACCAAAACAAAAATCTTTTAATTTACCGTTGTTAAAATGCATTGCATATACTGGCGGATGCATTAATGAAGTAAATTCATTTGCTCTCCAATTCTTCCAAGTAACGCCTAATTTTAGCGTAGCATCCAGCTCGTCTGCATCTTCTAATAAGGTAAACCCGGCGCCTTCGAATAACACTGTAGGAAATCCTGGATCCATTGATTCTCCTATTGCTAGAATTTTTACATTGGGATCGTATATTGCAGTAACGGTATCATTCTCATTACCTAACCAGCGAAGTGCATGACATAATGAAGTCATGCCCGCAGTACCTACCCCTATAACAGCTATTTTCATATTATCCTTTTACTGGGTTATCAAATACCACATAGTTATTCCAATCAGGGTAGTTATTATGATCAAACGAATTAACAAAGTCTGTTAGCGAAATGTCAAACGCAATGGTAATTCGTTCAGAGTTATTTTTACTATAATGCGGAGTAGTGTAATGTGGAATGTTGTGTTGAAATAATGTAATTTTTCCTACTTGGTTGTAACTAACATAAGTTTCTGGATCGTTAATTTGATTTATTGGATTTATATACACGGTGCTAGTATCTTCACTCTGAACCGTAACGTGGCCACCTAAATATGACCACTCACTGGTTGAGTGAATATGCGGATGCATTTCTTCACTTTCTCGCATCACATTAGCCCAGCATTGTATCATAACATTTGATCTAGGCACATTGTATGCCTGAAGAAATTCTAAATATTTCTCATGTACTTGAACTTTTAATTTTTCTATCTCTGGTTCTGTCCAAGAAAATATGTTAAACGACTTCCATCTCGAAGTTAAACTATCGTTACCTAATCCAGTATACGCAGCAGTTGTTGGTGTAGTTGAGTTGATAATTGTCTTTTCTTTTTCTAAGATTATAGTTGCAATTTTTTTAAAATCTATACCATTAATGAAGTTTTCAGCAAAGACATAATGGTAAATTGGAGCAAATGGACTCTTAGGAGGATTGCTTTTAAACTCTGAAAATTTCCAATTACTATCTTGTACAGTACCATTCATAATATCGTAACCTTGCTGTGCAGTTACTTATCAAGAATTCTTACTCCTTGTTAATATCGTGATAAGTAATTGCATAAAGGAATACACATGCCTAAAAAAATTGAAAATATCGTAGTAGTCGGAGGCGGCAGCGCAGGTTGGATGACAGCAGCAACCTTAATTAACTTTTTTCCAAATAAAAAAATAACAGTAATAGAAAGCCCGGATGTTCCGATTGTGGGTGTTGGCGAAAGCACATTGGGCGGTATTAGGCATTGGATGCATGCCTTGGGAATAAACGAACAAGATTTTATGAAGTATACTAACGCTTCTTATAAAATGAGTATTAAATTTACCGATTTTTATAATAAGGATGCAGGCGCATTTCACTACCCGTTTGGTACTCCTATGGGAGATGACGTAGGAGGCGGTGTAAAAGATTGGCAAGCTAAAAAGGTATTTTATCCTGAAACTACAGTTGAAGATTATTGCAGAACGTATTTTTCAACAATGCCAATCATAGAAAATAATAAATTTACTAATGATCCCACCGGTTTTGATAATTACAGACCCGACACAGATGTAGCATATCATTTCGAATCAGTTCTATTTGGCAAATGGTTGTGTGATCATTATTGTATTCCCCGCGGCGTAATCCGTATTCAAGATACCATTACCAGTATCAAAACTTCTGATATAGGCATAGAAAAATTAATTGTGTCTGATGGCGGCGAGATAATTGCTGATTTGTTTGTTGATTGTACTGGTTGGAAGAGTATGCTGTTAGGTGAAGCATTAGCAGAGCCTTTTATTTCTTATTCAGACATGTTACCTAATAATCGTGCATGGGCCGCACAAGTTCCCTACGTAGAAATTGAAAAAGAAGTAGAACCCTATACTAATTGTACTGCTATCAATAACGGATGGTGTTGGAATATCCCCTTATGGAGTAGACTTGGTACTGGGTATGTTTACAGTGATAAATTTGTTAGTTCTGAAGATGCTAAAGAAGAATTTAAACAGTATTTAATGAGTAACAAAATGACTGTGCCCCGAACACGCGAGCAGGTAGATGCATTAACCTATAAAGATATTAGTATGCGAATCGGAATCCATGAGCGTACCTGGGTTAAAAATGTAGTTGCTATTGGATTAAGTGCAGGGTTTATTGAACCTCTTGAAAGTAACGGATTATTTACTGTACACGAATTCCTGTTTAAACTAGTTGCAACCCTGGATCGAGAAGGATACGTAACACAATGGGATCGAGATGTATATAATTCCTCAACTTTAGAGTTATATAACAATTTTGCACAATTTGTAGCAATGCACTATGCACTAAGCATTCGAGATGATACAGAATATTGGAGAACAATTTCTAATAAAACGTTCAGTCCAGAGATGATAAAATTAACACCAACTCTTGCAAAAGGGTTCCACGATCTAGCAAATAGGAAAATGTTTTTCTTTAATCATGCAGATTTTGGTGGACTTCACTGTGTTGCAACTGGTATGCACTTTTTTGTTATGAGCAGGCTTAATACTATCTTTGCAGCACATGTTTTTAGAACTGATGTTAAATCACAGATAGATAATTTTGTTTCTAGACGACACAAGCTTCAGACAAAATGGCAAGATGCTGCAAAAAAGTTGCCATCTTTGTTTCAATATTTAAAAACAAACGTACATAATGAGTGAGATAATTCCGTTATTTTCAACTCCGGTATACGTAACAACGGCCGATGTTCCGGATCAAAAATTTCAACACGTTCTTGACTATTGTAAAGAATTAGAATATCATTTAAATGCTGGACAAAATTGGGCAGGCAACGATCGAAATATTCTATCTAATCCTGTGTTTAAAGAAATTAACGAGTTAATACAAACAGAAATTAATCATTATGTTAAAAATATAATGATGTGGGATTCTAATGAGTTTTATATTACACAGTCGTGGGTAAACGTTAACCCAAAAGATACTGAACATCATATACATTACCATTATAATAGTATTATTAGTGGAACATTTTATTTAGAAACAGTCGACAATGATAATATTGTTTTTCATAGGAAATCAGAACTATCATTACTAGCCATGCAGAGAAGTTCTTTTAATATATGGAATAGTGATCTGTGGAAAGTGCAGGTAAAAAATAACTCAATTGTTTTATTTCCATCAACATTGTATCATAGTGTTGATAAAAATGAAAGTGATCACGAACGAGTAAGCATTGCATTTAATGTGTTTGCTCGTGGAGAATTTGGAACCGAAGAAGGTTTAACCTATTTAAAAATATAATAACTATATGAAACAGTCAACAGCATTTTTAATTAATGGCGGCGCCGGAAGAGTATTATGCTCAATTCCGGCATTAGAGTTATACGAGCAAGAAAATCCCAACGATGATTTTGTTATAATTGTCGAACAGGGGATAGATTTTTTTAAAGGCCACCCAACACTGTATAAGCGATGTTTTGATTTTCATCATAAAAATTTATTTCATGATAAAATTAAAGATCGTGTTTATAAATTTCCAGAACCTTATCAAGTGTGGGAATATTATAATAATTTAGCTACGATTTCGCAAGCATTTGATATTGCGATAAACAACAAAGGAGTAAGAGGTGTGCGGCCGCCTACTATTGTATTATCTAATACTGAATTGTTTGGATCTATAGAAACCATTAAACGTATTAAACAAGATAAAGGTAATAAGAAAACAATAGTGTTTCAACCTTTTGGTAGAGGCAGCAATATGCATAATACTGGCATAGGCATAGATGCTTTTGGAAGATCATTTTTCATAGGGGATGTAGTAACAATTATTAGATCGTTGCAACAAAGATATATAGTTGTGTTAATGTGTGAACACGAAATTAACTTTAAAGAAGCAGGGTACGATAATATAGATGTTGCCCAAATTACTAGTTTATCATTACGCCAGTGGTTTGCATTGATAAATGCATCGGATTATTTCCTTGGCTGTGATAGTGTAGGGCAACATGCGGCATTTGGTCTAGATAAAAAAGCAACTATTGTACTAGGCAGCACATTTAAAGAAAATGTGTCATATCCTGAATACGGCAAATTTGATATTTTAGATTTTGGAGAAGGTAAAAAAACCTACTCCCCTATAAGATTATGCTATGACGAAGTTGCAGACTTAACTAATGAATCAATTATGAAATTAACTAATGATCAACTCACACAAGTTATAGAATCTGTTAACAGAAATATAGGGGAATAACATATGGACTATGAGATATATCCACTCTTTCCGTCAGTAATATATAAAAAAGATCTTGCAGTTGAACTTACACAATCAGAATTAAATGCCATTTACTCAACCGATATGCATTTACAGGCCTTGGGCAATAACACATCATTTGACAGTATGTTATTGGATAATCCAGTATTTTCCAAGCTGAAGGATAGTTGTTTAGAACATGCTCAAATATATTATACTGAAGTTATGAAATACGATTATAAATTGCATATGACAAACTCTTGGTTAAATGTAACGCAGGAAAATCAATCTCACAATGTACATAATCATAATAACAGTATAGTGTCTGGGGTGTTGTACATAAAAACTAAAGATAGTACTCCGTCAATTACATTTTGTAGATTAAGCCCGCCATTACTACTAAATGTAAGCGCAACCGAATATAATTTTTTTAATTCATTAGAATGGGAATTACCAGTTGAAGATAATTGTATTGTTATTTTTCCATCACAATGTTTTCACTATGTGAAGAAAAACATAACGGCAAATGAACGAATTTCTATTTCGTTTAATACATTTGTCAAAGGCAATATTAGAGCAGACTGGTCTGGCGCAGATTTAAATTTAGGATAAAATATGGATAAAAACCCAATATGGATTGCAGGATTTGCTAGGGGGCATAACGCTGGTGTGTGTTTGTTAAAAGATGGTGAAATTGTATTTTCTGTAGAAGAAGAAAGGCTTACTAGATGCAAATATGACGGTGGCCCGTTTGCCAGTATACTTAAAATTTTAGAATACACTAATAAACTTGATTATATGGTGTTTTCTCACACTACTCCGTTAGATACCGCAGGCAATATAGAATTTACTGGGGATAATATATATGTTGGGTTTGCTAGAAAACTAGGATTAATTAGCAGGGAACATTTTGGTAAACATCCACAGGTTATTGACATGTGTAATATACATCATAAATTACATGCCGCATGTGCATTTTATCGATCTGGATGGGAATCTGCCACTGCATTAGTAGTAGACGGCGCAGGAACATTTTTCCCCACAGTTATTGATAACATGGATATTACCACTTGGGAAACAGAATCAATTTTTAGCTGCAAGTATCCCGCAGAAATTAAAACACACTACAAACACCATGCTACTAAATTTAACATTATTCCAAAATTAGAACCTGCAATGGATAGCGAGTGGATTAGCGAACCTGGAAATACATACGAGGCATTGTTTTCAGATAGAGCAGGCATTGTAAAAGTGTACGAGGCTGCATCGCTGTATTGCGGCTTTCAAGAAATTGAAGCTGGCAAAACTATGGGATTATTTCCGTATGGAAAACCATCTAGTGAAATTCCTGCACTATTTGTTGACGAAGGTCCTCGATCGCTATCTAATAGAAATTTAGTTATACCAACCTATCCTTCTGGGGCAAAAATTAATAAACTTACAAGTCCGTATTTGGACAGCACAATTAGTGCAGGCGAAGATGTTAGTTTACTACAAAATAGACGAGATGTAGCATATGCTACACAAATTCAAACTCAAGCTGAAGTTGTTAAGCTAATTAAAAAAGCAGTTAGCATGACTGGCAATAAGCGTGTAGTAATTAGCGGTGGCTACGGGTTAAATTGTGTTGCAAATTATTATTACCTTGATGCACTAAAAGATGACGGCATTGAAATTTACGTAGAACCAATTAGCAATGATGCCGGCACTGCAATGGGCGCAGCAATGTTTTTCTGGCGTGTACTAAGCCAGGACACTACTATTAGAAAATACGAAACTTTATATTTAGGACCTAAGAATAATTATACTGTTGATCATGTTATGGAAACAGCACATGCCAATGATGTAGAAATTATCGATGCCTCTTATAGTAACGCAGTTAACTTATTAATTAACAAAAACATTGTAACAATCTTTCAAGGGAAATCGGAAAATGGACCACGTGCGCTAGGTAATCGAAGTGTATTATTTGATCCACGATTTGTTGACGGTAAAGACTACGTTAACGCAGTCAAACATCGAGAATATTTTAGGCCGTTTGCCGGCAGTATTTTACAAGAACACGTACACGATTGGTTTGATCTAAGAGGTATGGATAGCAGTCCTCACATGATGTATGCTGTGAATTGTCATCCGGGCATTGCTGAAAAGATACCTAGTATTATTCACATTGACGGTAGTTGCCGTATACAAACAGTGACAGAAGAACAAAATTTTCATTACTATAATTTGATTAAAGAATTTTATAATCAAACCGGATGTCCTATTATCTTTAATACTAGCTTTAATCTAGGTGGTGAGCCGTTAGTTGAAACCCTAGAAGATGCTATATGGACTTTACAAAATTCTGATATTGAATATTTGTTCTTGCCGGAATTTAATAAACTAATCACTGTGAGAAATGTATGAGGATCGGAGTAATAGGAGTAGGCACAGCAGGTTTAATGTCGCTGTGTCACTTATTAGTTCATTCGCCAGACGGTGCCGAAGTGATATCGTTATACGATCCAAATATAAAAATACTAGGGATTGGAGAAAGTTCGACTTTTGGATTTCCTAAGATTTTATTCCGAGGCACTGGATTTAATTTAGCAGAATGGGCAGATTATTTAGATGCTACTCCTAAGTTTGGAGTTTCGTATAGAGGATGGCGACAACAAGATTTTGAATCGGTTGTTCAACCCGGAGAATATGCCTTACATTTTAACAATTTTAAAATGAAAGAATTTTGCTTTATGAGATTTGAACACATGTGGAGCGATAAATTTTCAATTATTGAAGGCACAGTTGACGATTTAATAAACAACGGTACTCATGCTAGTGTTATTATTAATGATAAAGAAGAAAAATTTGATTTAATTGTTGACTGTCGAGGATACCCAGATGACTATAGTGATTACAATCTTATAGAAAATATGCCTGTTAATCATTGCTTGGTACATATGATACCCGAAGAAGGTACGTGGGCTACTACAATGCATCAAGCAACAAAAAATGGTTGGATGTTCGGTATTCCTTTAAAGACTAGGCAGGGTTGGGGATATTTGTATAATGATAACATAACTACTAGAGAAGATGCTGAACAAGATATTGCCGATATATTTAAAACTACGGTGGATAAATTGGATTTACGCGAGTTTGCTTTTAAACCTTATTATGCTAAAACATTTTTTGATGGTCGTATCTTAAAAAATGGCAACCGGGCATTATTCTTTGAACCATTAGAAGCTCTATCTGGCTTCTTTTATGAAATGTCATTGCGTACAGTAGTTGATTATTTCACAGGAGCTATGCCTACTATAGATGGTGTTAATACGCACTTAACAACGTTATCACAAGACTTAGAAAACTTTTATCATTACATTTATCACGGCGGCAGTACATTTGATACACCATTTTGGAATACTGTTGTAACAGCATCTACTGATAAATTGAAGAATAATACACGCTGGGACGAAACAGTATCAGAAGTAAATAGTTGTATTGTTGGTGATAAAATCATAGAGAAACCTATCGGACTGTGGTTTACTGAAAAATGGATCGACTGGGAAGATAAGTTTGGATACTCGTATTTTAAAAAGAACGCTGGAAACAAATATTTTAAAAAATAAACTACAGATAAAGGAATAACTATGTCAAATAATACGTCTAAGGTAAGATATAACGAACTTCAAAATATGGGTGTGCTGTCAGATCAAGTTCCGGCTGATATGTTAGCTATGTTAAATTTAGAAATACAAGAAATAATCGCAAGTGATTTTAAATCTCAGCAACAGTTTAACCACAAATTGTTAGGCCATATGAAACACGAATACGATTTATCTAATTGCATTTCTAGAATTGAACCTTATATTTTAAATTTAGTTACTATGTATGATCAACAATGGAATTTGCTTGAACACTACGACGACTCCGGCGCTAGCATTGTTAAGTATCTAAAATTAACAGATTTATGGGTAAACATTCAAAAAAAACACGAATTTAATCCTCCTCACGAACATACTGGCATTGCAAGTTTTGTTATATGGATCAATATTCCATACGACTTAGCAGCCGAAGAAGCATATTTTCCCGAAGTTAGCGGCGGCAAAAATGCTAATAGAACGTCTAAATTTACATTTCATTATTCAAATGTAATGGGGCAACACAGACATTTTATGGTTGAAGTAGATAAAAATCACGAAGGGACAATTATATTGTTCCCGTCAAAGTTAAATCACAGTGTAAATCCGTTTTACACAAGTGACGGTTACCGTATATCAGTATCCGGTAATATTAGGTCAGTACAACAATGAAAATAATAGATAACGTGCTTTCTACGTCTGTTCTTAATTTACTAGAAAATAAAATTTTAGAATATGACTTCCCTTGGCACTATAGTCCAATTACCTATCCGTTTGGAACACTTACTAGTAATAATCCTCATCCTTTTAATTTTACAAATTATCCTATTATTGACGGACAAGCTCAGAATGATATTGGAGTATTATTACAACCTATACTATTTGACTGTATAGATAAGATAGGGCACCCTGCAGATCAAATATTTAGAGTGCGAGTAGTACTACAGCCTCGTACTTGCGGCCAATATACTAACGATCCACATATTGATCTATCATTTCCTCATAGAGTAGGAATATTATATCTAACTGATTCAAATTCTCCTACAGTAATATATAACGAAAAATATAATTTTAATCTAGACAAATCAAAATATGAAGATTTTGCTTCAGCAAGTTTTAATTACTTTAAAGAAAATTATCTAGGAAAAGAAACAGTATTACAAACAGTAACTCCTCAACGAAACAGATTGTTAGGATTTGATGGCGGCCACTATCATGCAAGTGCAACGCCTAGCGATGTAGATCGTCGAGTAATAATAAATATTGCCTACGGAATGACTAAGGATGCACAATAAATGACTTATAAAATTACTATAGTTGGAGGCGGCACAGCCGGAGTTATGGCAGCAACATATTTCAAATCTTACTGGGGTGATCTGGTTGATGTTACTATGATATACGATCATAAGAAACCTGGAATAGGTGTTGGGGAAAGTTTAACTCCTATTTTTGATAATTATCTAAAAACAGTCGGTATAACAACTGTTGAGCTAGTACAACACTGTAATGCAACTATTAAGCTAGGTTTAAAATTTAAAAATTGGGCATTTGAAGGGAGCGAGTGGCATCATAGTTTTCCAATAAACGAAGCACTTGCAGCCACCGATCCTACAGTCTCAGCGTTTAATGCAGTAGATGCATACGACATCTTACACGGCCAATATGAAAATGCATACAACTATGATAATTTTTATTATGATAATAATTTAATATTTGGCGCAGACAATTTATCTTACAGGCATGCTATGCACATAGATGCTAATCTTGTCGGAAGATATATCGAATCAAAATTTAAAGATAAAATTAATATTGTTGACGGCATCGTGCAACAAGTTAATATTGAAAATAAGGAAATTACAAATTTAGTGTTAGCATCGGGTAAGGTTATCACTAGTGATTTGTTTATAGATGCATCTGGTTTAGAATATGCATTAATTAAGCATCTGAATCCAGAATGGATTGATGTGTCTAATCAGTTGCCCACTAATCGTACAATTCCTAACCCACTATTTAAAGATTACGATTATATTCCGCCGTATACTACTGCTGAGGCAACAAAAAATGGATGGATATTAGATGTTCCTTTATCTAATAGGAGGGGTACTGGGTATGTATACTCGTCAGAATTTACATCTGACGAAGAAGCTAAAAAGGACTTCAACCAGTGGTTATTAAAAACACACAATACAGAATTAGCTAGTGATCGAGTTATTAAATTTAATAACGGCTACTGGAAAGAACAATGGATCGGTAACTGTATTGCTATTGGATTATCAAGCGGGTTTGTAGAACCACTCGAAGCAACGAGTTTACATAATGCATACAGTCAATTAGAAACTATAACTACTTTACATTCTTTAACCAAATGTCAATTTAATATAGATAGCTATAATACATTTTCAAACAGACTTTATGAAAATAGTTTTGAATATATTAGATTCTTCTATCATACCAGCAGAACGGACTCAGAATTTTGGAAATATCTAACTAACAATACACCAAATTGGTTAAAAGATTTAGACAACAAGTTAAAAAATTCATTTCCAGGTCCTCAAGATTTTCCTAAAAAAGGAATGTTTGATTCGTTTAGTTACACCTCTATCGGTTACGGCCACGGAAGGTTTACTAAAGAAGGAATTGAAAGGTACTTGAATTCTAAATACTTAATGCAACATGCTAAACATGCATCAGCCCAAGTAAAGAAAATTAAATTAGATTTAAGAAAACACGCAGTTGATCACAAACACTGGATTGATTATATTAAATCAAGTCGATGATGTCAGTAACTGTTTGTATCTTACTTTGAATAATTCTATTTCGTAGGCTAAGATCAAGACCTTTATGCACGGGTTTTGGTAAACGTTCTAAATCAAACCAACCCCATGCAACGTGCTCGTTGCTGAGTGTAGGGATAAATTCTTCATCTACAATGCAAAAATATGTATGAAAGTTAAACATACTATCGTTACTGACAAATCGTTCAAGCGGTATAGTCTTTTTAATGTCGGGCATTGCACCTAATTCTTCTTCAATTTCACGCTGTAGTCCTTGCCATGCTGATTCATTAGAGTGATTAGTACCGCCAACTAATCCCCAACGTCCGGCATGTTTACCTTCGGATTTTTGTAATAATAAAAATCTCTTTGTTGTTCGTGCGCAGATTAACGCACCGGAACAGTCAATTATATCTAAGTTAGAAGTTATAATTCTAACCTCCAATTGCCGCGCCTATAATCCCCGTCAAAGCTCTTCACCCAGTTAACCCCATTCCATTTGTATTGTACAAGTGTATAGATGTTTGTCTGATAAATCAAATTTTCTGCGTTTTCATCTGCTGAAAATACTACCCACCATTTGCTTCCGTCCCACTCAATAATGTCATTTGCCTCAGCAATAAAATCAGAGCCGTTAGTATTCTTCCAAGCATCAGGGCCATCTTCATTTAGATTTAATACGTAGGTAACTGTTCTACCTACAGGTATAAATGCGGCAAGAATAATAACATAATTACCATCTCTTTCTATAGCAGTGCCTAATCCTACTTCAACTCCATCAACAAATACATGACAATCTTTTACTTTATCAAATTCAACCGCTGTACTAATTCTTTGTATTTTTAATCCAGTAACAAACGTATCACGGACGCCACCGCCAATGTTGTCAATGATTAAGTATCTAGTACCAAGTACTAAATTACTTGGTCCTGTAGTTGTGGGATCAATTACTGCGTCAAAACTACCCCATTGCCCTGATAATCTAGTAGGGCCAGGAACCATATCATTAGTAGGAAAAGTGCCTTCGTCCCAGTTAACTATCATTTCAGATTCATCTAACGGACTTATACTTAGGTAGCCTACTACTTCACTGCCGTCGGGCTGTAACAAATAAATCTTTGCTAGGCCGGCAGTATATTTGCCTGGTTGCTGCTGTAGTATTACTTGCCAATTTAACCATACTCCAGGCTGTTTGCTACTTACCAGTTTAATCTTGCCCTCTGATACTACAATATCAAAGTCACCTAATGTTGTGTTTGTACTGGCAATTGAGTTTGCAGGATATGATTGCCCTGCATCAACATACACCCCTAAACCGTCAATGTACGAATCACTCATTCCAGAACTATCAAATGTACTTGAAATAATATTGGTAACAACACCTAACTTTTTAACCTTGGCAGGCGGAGTGATCCATATTGGAGTAGTTAGTGTAAGAGTAGCAACGTCAATCTGCGTAGCAGTACCCATGGGTACTGTACGACTAGTAAATGACACATCACCGAGATCAACAACAGTTAATGATGTCCAGTCAATGAAGTTATCAGTAGTTTGTATTTCTAAACTTGGATTGAACAATACTAGAATCTGTTCTAGTATTTGTAATTTTTGTTCTGTACTAGTTGACCATATGTCGGCTTTAACTGACAACTTAAACGGAGTTGGCATTAGTCGTTCAACAGTATAGTTCTGTCCTTGGGTACTAGTATAGGCACCAGTTGTCGGATCAACTTCTCTTTCACGAATATGCATCTTACTAACCAGTGTTGCATCGCCCAGGCGAGTGTTGTCAAGATCAAGATCAGTAATGTATATAGA